GCGAACTCGTTTCCGAATTCATGACTCATGGGCTAAGCGAATGGGGGAATCGAACCCCGACGTACAACCTATAAGATTGCTGGACTCCATGTCCACATACGAATATGCGTCCCCACGAATCAACCACGAATCCCTCGATGATAAAGACTGCGAACGACCTCACACCCAGGTTCTCACTGGACTGAAGTGGAGGGAGCTCCCTAACGAATAAGGACATCACCTCATAGAAGGAATCTTCCTGGGTTTAGACCCAGGTCACCTCGGAATGGTGTTCACGTAAACTTTATGAACTCAAGGTCCCGCCCTTCACCCGGCGGCTCATCAACCCACACGAAATCCTCACGACCCCTACGATAATCAGGGTAGGCCTGACAAAGAAAGTCAAGAGCCTTACCCACGTCCCAAGGCGAGAGCCTACGATCATTCGATTCCTTCACGCGTTCGCGCATAGAAAAAGAAAACCTGGCCCTAGCCGCCACGTACGGACTTTCCGCGATCTGCTGCGCAGTCGCATACTCACGCCTCACTTTCATTAATTTCACCCCCTCAAACACCTCCTTCAGAGGTGTATAACGGCGCTCCCACTCCTTAATCCTTTCGGCCAGTTTCCATTGGCCAGGCCATCTACGGTACTCAGCTTCCTCGATTGCGCAAAGCGTCTTCACAGACGTGAACTTGTACGCAGTCTTCTTGACAGAAGCAAGAGCCCGAGCCACCTTCCCCTTGTCATTCCCCGGACAACCACGAACATTCTCCCTGACGACGGCAGCATGGGCTGCCATCATGTCAGAATGTTTCGAGGTGTCTGTCTTCTTGAAAACACCTTTGGGAACAAGGTGCCACACTTTCCTTACCCTCACCTTACCACAACTGAAACATTTCGAGTTCAGTGTGAACAAACGCGAGTGTACACTCGTCTTACTTTCATTCATAACAAAACCAGAAAACTTCAAAAAACGACGCCACTGCTCGATCTGAGATCGACTCGCCTTAAAGACGAGGTCATCACCATTCACCACAACTAACCTCTTCCATATCATCCTCCAAGCAACTTCCGAACCTAGCGCGCAGAACAGCGTACTAATGTTGGATATGCAAAGGAGGGGGAATGAGAGGTAGTTGCCCATCAATTGACCGGTGGACTGGTGGAAACTCCTTCTGTTTCCTTGAGAGTCCTCGTAGGTTATGGTGCCGGTTAGTGATGCCTCAGCGAGGTCCCATATCCACTCTGGGACAGAGGTGGATCGGGAACGCAGAAGGCGTAGGATGTGAAGGCCGTGTGAGCTCGACAAGTTGTCAGTCGATGCCTCATAATCGGCGGAACAGTGCGGGTCGGTGGAGGTAGGGAAAGCGGAGAATGTTGAGGGGAGAGGGGATCCACGCAACGTGGTACCCCGGGAGGTGAGGGCCGAATAAATGGTCCGATGGAGTGGCGCGAGGAGGTGCTGCCATTTAGAACCCAAAGTCACCAATCGCAATTTCCCAGAATCGGGAACCGCAATGAGACTATGCTTCTTAATGGAGGACCAGGCCTCGGGAGGGGGGGAGCGGCGCAGACAGTAGTCTTGAAAAGTTCCGGGATCAAGATCCCATTCGGAACAGCGTTGTCCTTCAACGGTCTTACCGTTTGAAAGGATCCCACACTGGACCTCATGCTCATACCAACGATCCCAA